TGAGGTTGCCTTGATACTGGCCGAATGTTACCTTCATCGTCAAGCGTATACCCCGCGGCCTCTAATTGCTGTTTAGCTTTTCCGTGGATAGTTTCGTACCTGCTCTTTGTCTTTTCTACCTCCTCATAGGAAGTAGCGAGGTCTTCTTCACTTTTAAACCCCTTCTTTTGTTTAAGTTCATTAAACTTACTCGGTGGGGTTACTGGTGCTGCTGCCTGCTGCTCACCCGACGCTTCACCGCCCGCGGGAATCTCTTGCGGGTTAGGATCTGTTGGCCCAGGTATGTTTGGATCTGGCATTTGTTTCTCCTTTGCTATGCGGATTTTCCGCTTTGGTTAAAATAAAAAGGGCGGCAATCCAGTTTATTCTGGAACGCTCGCCCTTCAGGTGTTCTGATTGGGTGATCTAAAACTAATATACCAAACTACTTACCCTTGTGGTATTCCTCCTTGCGCCTGCTGCTGTCGCATCCTTTGCGCTATCAACGCTAATAACTGCGGTGGAAGCCCTCCCCCTAGTTGCGGCTGAGGGCTTGCGCTCGGTAATCCTTGCTGTGGTAATCCTATTGGCGGAGGCTGAGGCAACTGAGGAGCTCCCTGCATAGGGTAAGCGCCCGGAACGCCAGCCGGCTGCATCGGGTTAATAAAACTTTCCACATCCTCAAACCCTAACCACAGCGCTATGCGCTTGGCAATCGCCTGGTAATTGGTTGTCTGCTGCATCGCCGGAATCTTGGCGGTCATCTCGGCGTATTTCAAAAGTTTATCGATATTCTGATTTTTATCTATGCTCTCAGATAATCCGGTACAGAAGAAATTTACTCCACCCATTAACTCTTTGGGACTCATCTGATAAATCTTATTTACGCCTAACTGTTTTAACTTATCCTCTGAAGCTATTAACTCGATAGTTTCATCCTTACTCATAAACTGCCGACTAAGCAAAAACGCGCGGTTTGCCATAATTCGTATGCCCATCAACTCCATCATTGACAAGTCAGGCTTTAACCTTGACGCGGCCTGGCTCAAATTCTGCTGCATTCCGCCTAACGTATCTGGCTCATTGCTCTTATTTTCCGTTGGCAGAAGTGAACTTGACGCTGCGGTTATTTCCCGGAAATCATTCGTTGCCGTCTGCTCTTCGGTGTAGTCCGTAGGATCTGTCGGAACGGGAGTGTCCATCCTAACAGCCGCATTAACATCTGAACAAGCGCGCATTAAACCCGGAGTGTTACTCGTGAGTTGTGACTTTCTAATCTTTTTGTCCAGAGAGTTATACCATCCTGATCCGCGGATATTCTTCCTCTTGATATCCGTCCGGATATTTATCCAAGTATTCGCCCTGTCCTCAGCGTCCGCGCCTATCTGCGCTATACCTATGCCATAATAAGACGGTCTCTCGTCCTCAGTCCAAACGATATGGAATAACGGCGGGTGTTTGTGCCAGTAAGGATTATTACGCTTGATTAAAATATATTTGCGATTAGCGACTACAATCCACATCGGCTTCTTTGGGAGTTTCTTGCCGTCTTTTTCATCGGCATACATCCCCCAATAGTGAAGCAACTCAATGCGCGGATTTTTTAAGTCAACATACTCGCCATCCTTCTGTAACCTCTTCGCCTCGTCGGACTTGTTACTGGACTTGTCTTGTTCAATCAAGTCCATATTCTCAAATTTACTGAATCCGTATTTATCAGCTTCCGCTTGCCTGTCTACCAACTGGTCATAAGTAATAAACTCTTGTTTTATCGCCGGCAAGTCATCTTCATCACTTAACTTATTCGGATGCACCCGCCACGCAAACAGGTTAGCTTTACGCACGCGGTATCTGTCCTCAACAACCTTCATTCGCGCTTGTTCGGTAAGAATAGTTTTCTTCCCGATTTCTTCAACGCGGATATTGCCTTCTTCATCCTCAACCTTCTTGCCTGCGGCATCAACTAACTGGCGATAGTCCGGGATCTGTTTTTCTATTTTCTCGGTTATCTCTTCTTTGCGGACAAACCAATCATCCTCAAATAATCCCGTGCCATAAATAGCGGCTGAACGCATACTGGATAAAAACTCTTTTGAGAACCTACCGATTTTGAACCAATGGGAAACAACCGACTTGGCGAGTATCCGTTGCATTTCATCTTGCACTTCTACCGCTTCTGTTTCGATTGGCGCTGAGGTGGGGAAAAGATTTGAATGGAACCTTGACACGAGGACTTTTTCTGCCTGCCAAGTTAATCGCTTGTGAAAATTAGACTGCCAATCTTCATCGCGCTTAGGCGGCTTGCCTATCCAGCGATCGTAATATTTATCGAACTCACTGAATTTCGATGACCAAAAACTATCATAAGACTCCCACTCGTCGACGACAAACTTAACGCAAGGGTCAATTAACTCTCCGGGTTGTTTATCTCCCGATGAATTATCTACCCTGTAGTGCGGAACCTTCTGGGTTCTCGGCATATCAATCCTTACTTGCTATAGTGTCCTTGAGTCTTTTTCTGATTTAAGTCTATACCTATCACGTCAAAAGAGCAAGAATAATTTTTGCCTTCTTTATCTGAACGCTTACTGATCGAACGAACGCGCAGTTTGCATACCGCGGTAATTTCTTTTCCGATGGACTTCTCGTCTATCGGGATTTCCTTTGAAACAGAAAACGACGGATAAACCATCTTATCCCCGCTGCTCTTGGTATTCACCGGAGAACCGTATAATTCTTTTTCCTTCTGCCCCATTTCTATCATCGGCATCATTATCTCCTAACTCATCCTGTAGTGCGCAATTTTATTTTTCCGCTTTGCCATACCAGCCTTGTCCATCGCAATCGCTACGGCTTGCTTCTGCGGACGCCCGGACTTCATCAGCTCGGATATATTTTCTCCGACAACCTTCTTCGACTTGCCTTTTTTTAACGGCATAGCAATCTCCTTTACCTTTTAAAAATATCTTTTATCCGTGGACGCGCAGGGACGATAGTCGGCTGCATCGCCTTACTATTTGCCCGCTCAATAAACTTCTTGGCTTTATCCAACATCCAGAAACTCATCGGCTCATCATACATCTTGCCGTTACCGGGAGCGCGGACAGTTAAATCACCAGTAGCCTGAGAATAGGTGATCATCAATACCAAATCTGGCGGAGTGTTTTCTGGCTTAACTATATCTTCCATCACTCACCCCTCTCGTAACAAATTACGTCTTGAGCGCGGGCCAGCAACAATTCTTCACCCTTGATATTTAACCGCAACACTTTTCCTTTGATAACCACTTTGTCCCCAGGAACTACTTCGGGAGCGATAATCGCCCCCTGCTCGGTAAAATATCCCACACCGACAGCCTTGACAGTATAAAGCGTTTCTTCCGTCAACTCTATATCATCAGGTAAAACGATACTGCTCTCGATTGTTTCCTTTTCTAAAATCAATGTATCTCCTGCTGGCTTAAACATCTTTCTCCTTTCGTTAAGGTTATTTAATGACGGCAAGACATCGTCGGTGTCTTTGTCGATATTCTCTATCCAGCACCACTCAAGGGTGCACCGTCACTAAGAACTAAGGTTGACCTTGACACCCCTTGCAAACATATACGACAGTTCCGTGGTGTCTTTCTTGTTTCATTTCCACTGCCGGCAAGTTTCTCTCGCACCAGTAACACTCAACCTTGCCATCTGATACTTCAGGGTCATCCGGTTTATATTTGTTCCCTGCCATCACTCCGTCCTTTCGTTAGGGTTTTTGGTTTCTGCCCGACGGTGTATCGTCAAATTATAATTAAGAGGCACACCAGCGCAGAAGTTTATCGTCAGGCTGCCGTGTAACTTGTCCTGTTTAATTCCTTGCAACTCGGCGTAAGAGCCAAACTTACTTTTAAAATCGTTATACCAATCCATTATCTATTCCCCGTTGCGCGCTGATACGCTACGCTGTGTAAGTCATCTTCGTCATCATCCGAGAAACGGACGTCTTTCATATCTCCCACTACTCTGTATTTTAAATCACTTTCATTTTTTTGCAAGGAATATAAATTAGGATACATAGCCAAGTGCCGGATGTTGTCGCAGCAGTGTTTATATGTCTCGTCAAGAGTTAACTTATCTTTTACCTCTCCGCTCTTTGTAATCTTGCGCTTGTATCTAAGCATACTGCGCCAATGATTACGGCAACGGGAGAATATATGCAAGCGCGGGTGGTTGACCCCAGACACCGGGTAAGCCTTCTGATATTTCAACATCTCCCTCACGCGCTTATGCCCTAAGTCTAATCCCGATGTATCCCCATCGACAAAATCAAAACCTAAATCATTGAGTTCCGCCTTAACGGTTTTTCCGGTATTAGCATACCGCTTGTTACCGAAATATGGGTCGAGGATACGCAAGGACATAACGTCGCGTTGTTCTTTCTCCCGGATAATCCTCCCATAATCCGGGATGGTTAAATTAGTCGAGTGACATTTTTCCAAGTCGTCAAATGGAAACTCGTCATATATCCATATCTGCCCGGTCTTATCCACCGCGGCCCAAGTGATTGCGAACGGAATCCCATCGTGCGGGTCGATAATGCACACCCTTGACCAATCGTCAGGGACAACAAAATCATCAACGACATACGGGGACTTGTTTTCAAAATCTCCGTAAATTCTTCCGGTTAGATGCACTGGCTTACCCTTGGCGCGGGCGTCCACTTCTTCGGGGTCGTAGAACGAGAGCATCTGCATAATATCTTTATGCTCCAAAAACCCCCGCACCCCGTGTTGCTTACAGACATCCTCTATCTCCGCGTAAGTAACGTGAACTTTCCCGACAGACTCACCGTCTACGGTAACATCATCCTTAACGGTCAAATCCTCCAGCAACTCCCCGCCGTTATCAAGAGGAGTCATAAAAATAAGTATCACACCTCCCCGGCGCATACGCGCAATCGTGGCGTATAATATCCGTGCCGGCGGAGGCTCGTCGAATATAGCGCAGCCTAAAGTTACCGACTCAAACTCAGAGGAGTCCTGTTCATAACTCATCACATCGATAATCCAGTCACCGGCTTTATATTCGGAATCAAACGTGCGTCCGTTTTTCTTGGCCTCATACTTATCTTTCGGCCACCACTTTTTAATCTCCGTCTGGATAGCTCCAATTTCTTCAATGTTTTTTGGGGTTGAAACAATACGCGCCCTCTTGGGATAAGGGAAAGACTTTAAAATACCGCTTGACAGATACGGATTATCAGGCGAGCCAAAAATAAACGCGCCGAGGATGTTTGCCATCAGCGCGGTTTTACCGTTAGCGTTAGACGCGGAAAAAATATAAATAAAGCAATCACCTTTACCGACGGCAGAAATAAATTCCTCCTGTTTCCCCGTCGGAGTAAACCATTTCATCCGGTTGCTGGATACCTCCGAGTCCAAATCGCAACGCAAGGATATGCGATATCTAATGTCTTCCGTCTCAGTTGGCGTTAACTCTATCGGCATCTATCCTTCTTTCGATTTCCGCTGGCAAACTTATTCCCACTCTTTTTGCCTCGGATATTAAAGCGTCTCCGTTAAGATGAGTTATGGCTATATTGCCGTCAACGTTAACATCGACTTTATCGGTAAGCAACTTCAAATGCCGGGCGAGAGTCTCAAGGTTTTTCGGCTTATCCCAAAACTTTAATTTTTTAACATATCCTGTCAGTACTCTACCGTCGGGAGTATCGCTGTATTCCTCTCTTGTCTCAATGCTTGCGATTACTCTCCTGGCATCTTTGGGGATGTCGTGGATACTTTTTAACGCGCCTCTCTCGTCGTAATAATCGTGAGGGTCAAAATTTATTAAGTGATATAGCTCAGCAATGACTTTATCCGCAGTCGTCATCGTCCGACAAGCCCGGTCGTCAAAAAGCTCCTGGACATAAGCACGCACCTTTGTTTGACTTAGGAGTTGAGATGCTTGGACTTCCGCCGACAACGGGGAATACCCTGCGCGGATAGCAGCTTGCTTGCCGTTAAGATCAATAATATATTCTTGACAAAACCTGATTTGTTGATCTAATAATCTTTTTCTCATAGGCGTAAAAAAAAGGCCCGTGCGTGGCCACGAGCCTTAACACTGGAAAGATACGGGAGCGACCCGGTTAAGATTGAGAGTAGCATAAAATAGAGTTTTGTCAACAGGTATTTTGTATGCAACTTAGTTGCGTGTATTAAAGCATAGACGGCCCATCACTTATAGTCTATGTGTCAGGAGGTCTCCGCCGGGGTTGCCTGTTGTTGGGTCAGTCCGGTTATGACGCAGGAGAGTGTACGGACTTAGGGCGGCGTGCGCACTATATCTCTGCGTGTCCTAAGATACTGATAGCACAGGTGGAGAGAGGTGTCAATGCTTATCGCTTGACAGCATAGCATATATATGCTACACTCTTACATATAGGAGAGAGGAGGTGATCAGAGATGAGATTATGCTTAGCTTGTGGAGCGGACGTAGGGTCTCACCCCCGGCGCAAGTACTGCCCGCGGATAGAGTGTCAACGGGTGCGCCGCAAGTGGTATACACAGACATACCGGCGCAACAAAAAAATATACAAAAATACTCTTGACATATAGCGTATATATGCTATACTTAGATTATAAGAGATACAGATCGCGCCTCGGATGACAGGGGCTAACAACGGAGGTAGAGATGGATAAGCAGGATCGTATAGCGCGGATGGCAGGGAGACTTGATAGTACAGCTACGACAGTCGCGGGGCTGTATCGATATGCGCGCAAGCACGGGTATAAGCAGACCGAGGCGCGAGATATGAGCTGTGTAGATCGTGGCGCCGACAAAGTCTTATCATATAGATCAAGATCTACCACGATCGGTAGTCGCAACTTGATAGATATCGCTGAGAGAGTCGCAAGAGACGCAGGACAGCACCAGGCGTCGACTTGTAAGGGTGCCTGGATCCGCAGTAAGCACGCGTCTTGGGTGGCGCATACGAGACTATCAAGCGGGATCACGTCCTACGCCGGATCATATAAGGGGTACTCGCTATCTTATGTCAACCCTGGCGTATACGCAGAGCCCCTGCCAGGTGGTGATGTCGCTGTACAGGTCTGTGATCACACCGGAGCAGTAAGGGCTACTGTCCGTATAGCCGGACAGCACGTGACAAGACTCTTGACCAGAGAGGGGGTCATCCCCGGAGATAGTTACGCAGTAAGACTACGCAAGACTGTGGTAGCGCGATACGACAGTCAGGGGCTTATGACTGGGTATGCTGTCAAGTATCCTGATGGCTGGGAGCATGGCAAGACTTTTGTCGGTATCCGCGCAGAGCGTCAGCACAAGCTGATGCTGACTAAGATCGCGACACCTACGACGCGACAGCTGCGCGCAGCGCGCCTCATAAGCAGACTGCCAAAACTTGTGCTCCCTGTCAGTAGCGCAAGGGCGATAGGGTACTGTCAAGCGGGGATACAAGGGTGGCTAAGATCAATCGGCGCGGCAGAGGATACACAGTCGCTTACGGTGCTGTCTATCCCAGCGCAGGCTGACGAGAGATGGCTTGCCGTCCGCGATCGCAGAGCGCTGGAGATCGCAGTGGAAAAATTCTAAAATAATCTTCACCGGCCCGGCTAACCACCGGGCCTTTTTTGGGGAGGTTGACTATGGCCCAAGAGGTCTACAAGTTTGAGATTCGCACGCGCTGTCCGGTATGTAAGATAGAGCGTAGTCTTATCACCACATACGTCCGTAATACCCCCGCTGCACTGGACGCGCTGGAAAAAGAGATAGACAAGCGCGGAGGTTTTAAGGCGCTTTGCCCCAAGTGCGGCGCGGTCGAGCAGGTCGCCTTTTTTGCCAACAACCGGCAAACCGAGGACTGGATGGACGCAGACGAGTATGAGCGGCTCAATGGCGAGGGCGGCGGCCCGTTGCCGCCAAAACCGTGGGGTGACAAATGATAAAATTAATTTACCCCAACCCCTCGCTCCTCAAGGCCGCTGGCGTCAAGCCGGTGGCCTCTGTATCTCTGCGCTGGACAGACCGGCACCCGCAGTCATCTTACGGTCAAGGCGTCTTGTTATATGGCAAGACATCGGACATCTTTGACGGCGCGTCATTCCGCGCGGCCCGGGACCATTTTGGAGCGCGGCTGATATACAGCGGCATTGAGCGGCGTAAGATCTGCGGCGCCCTGGGCGTGCCTCTTGATGAGCCGGGGATTATAGAGGCCCCGCAAAAATCCGCTTGACAAAACCTCCTGCCGTGGTAAAGTGATAAAGACTTCAAAAAACCAAAACGCAGAGGATAAAATGCAGATACAAAAAATCATTTACCCGACGAGAAAAGAAAAATCGCCGGGTTTTATTATGCCCTCGGTGGACAGCCTGATGAAGCAGGCCCTTTGCGTAGTCCGCCGGGGGCAGTATTTTTTGTGGGTGGAGGGACGATGAAAATATCTTTATTAAAAAATCTCGTTGAGCAAACGGAGATTGCCAGTCGGTTAGGGGTAAGCAACAAACAGTTTAAACGGATCGCGGAAGCCGCCGGCTTAGAATTTGTCCTAATTAACGACAGACGGCACTACGATTTCCCGGCAGTCCTTGCGGCGATCCAGCGCGGGAAAGAAGTGCATAGGGAGGGGAAGTAAATGGCAAAACGTTTTATCGCCAGTGAGATTTGGGATAAAGACTGGTTTTTGGATTTACCCTCAAAATATAAAATCCTTTGGTTCTATCTTTGCACCAAGTGCGACGTGGCCGGGGTGTTTGACCCCAATCTAAAAACCGTTTCTAAGATCTTAGGTGAAAAATTTTATGAAGAAGAAGTGTTAAAAGTGTTTCAAGGGAAAGTTCACAAAGTCAAAGATAAGTGGGTGTTGGATAAATTTATTAAATTTCAGTATGGCGATACTATCTCTCCTAAAATGATACCCCCGATAACTGCAGCGCTGATTAAAATAGGCCTGCGGATTGATACAGTATCGATAGGGTATCCATACAGTATCGATACTCCAATAGACATAGAGAAAGACATAGATAAAGAAATAGATAAAGACAATAACGATAATAAGGTATTGATTAACAATGATAATAAAGTATTCAATAATGATAATGGTAAAAAATTATTATATTTAGAGAAAGTGTTGCTTAGTAAAGACGAATATGCCAGGCTTGTTAGTAGGTTTGGCGAACAAGACACGCAAGACAAGATAGCCCGGTTGAACGATTACGGCCACCAGTTCCCTAAGAAATTCCGTGAGTATGGCAGTCATTACCATACGATTCTGGCCTGGGCCAGGAAAGACCCGGTAGTTAAAGACCCTAAAAAACCCGATCCGCTTGCTATACGCGGCCAGGAGGTTTTAAAAAAAGTAAAACAATGGGAAAAAGAACAAAAACAGTGAAGAATAAACCAAACAACGGAGAACTTGCTATGACCAAGCTATTCCCCATAATCTATCTTGGAGGATAAATGACCATAAAAAATGGATGTAATAAAGTGCTACCAACAAAACACAGAATTTATAGCTAAGGTGGTTAGATATGTTTTTAAATAAATACGTTTTCCCCATAATCTTAATCGTCTTGGATGTACTGGCAGGCATAGTTTATCTCTGCGCCGGCGAT